CTGTTCGGGGAATGAGTTTTAATATTATTTTCTTGGACGAATTTGCATTCGTTCCAAATCATATTGCCGACGATTTCTTTGCATCAGTATACCCAACCATTTCATCTGGTAAGTCCACCAAAGTTATTGTTGTATCCACACCAAAAGGTATGAATCACTTCTACCGTATGTGGCACGATGCTGAGCGTGGTAAGAACTCATTTGTTGCCACAGAGGTCCACTGGTCTGAAGTACCCGGTAGAGATGAGGAATGGAAGGCACAGACGATTGCTAATACTAGTGAAGAACAGTTTAGGGCAGAGCACCTTTGTGAGTTTTTAGGGTCGGTAGGAACACTTATCAATCCAAGCAAACTTAAAATATTAGTCTATGACGACCCAATAAAAAGAAGCAAAGGTCTTGATGTTTATGAAAATCCAATAGAAGATCACAGTTATTTAATTACGGTTGATGTTGCTCGTGGAATGGGTAATGATTATTCGGCATTTGTTGTTTTTGATATTACGGAGTTTCCTTATAGAGTTGTTGCAAAATACAAAAATAATGAAATTAAACCGATGCTATTTCCCAGTATCATTAATGAGGTAGCAAGAGGATATGATAATGCCTGGTTACTTATAGAAGTAAATGATATTGGAGATCAGGTTGCTAATATTCTTCACTATGATTTGGAATATGACAATATCCTAATGTGCTCTATGAGAGGTAGGGCAGGGCAATTGGTGGGATCTGGATTTAGTGGTAAAAAGTCTCAACTTGGAGTTAGAACAACTGCTGCGGTTAAAAAATTAGGATGTTCAAACTTAAAATTACTTATTGAGGATGATAAATTATTTGTAAGTGACTATGATATTATTAGTGAGCTTACGACATTTGCCCAAAGACATAATTCATTTGAGGCTGAAGAAGGTTGTAATGATGATTTGGTAATGTGTCTTGTAATTTTCTCCTGGTTAGTCGCTCAGGAGTATTTCAAGGAGATGACTAATAATGATATTCGTAAAAGAATATATGAAGAGCAAAAAAATCAAATAGACCAAGATATGGCTCCGTTTGGATTTATTTCAGATGGATTAGAAGATATGGAAGTATTTGTAGAGAAAGAAACTGGAGACAGATGGATGTTTGCCACCTCAGAAAACGGAATACAGACGCAAGATATTTGGAATGTTGATGAGTACGGAGATGTGTCTAATGAGTGGGATTACAGATAACTATATTGAAGACAAGGAAATTATAAATACTTTTAGAATAATTCGGGATAATACGGAGAATAAAGATGCCGCTAAATTTAGCATCTCCTGGAATCGTAGTAAGGGAAGTTGATCTAACCTCTGGTAGAGTCCAACCAGCTTCCAATAAGATTGGGGCAATTGTCGCACCTTTCGCAAAAGGACCTGTAGATTCGCCAACTTTAGTGGAGAATGAAAATGATCTGCTGAATAATTTTGGCGAACCTTATTCCACAGATAAGCACTATGAAAGTTGGATGGTTGCTTCATCCTATCTTTCTTATGGTGGATCATTACAGGTAGTTAGAGCAGATGACACCCAACTAAAAAACGCTTTTGTTGGAACTGCAAGTAGTGTAAAGATTAAGAGTTTAGACAATTATGAAGAACTTGGATATGATGAAAATACCATTACTGGTGTTACTGTAGCAGCAAGAAATCCTGGTTCTTGGGCAAATGGAATCAAAGTAGCAATTATTGATTCCAAGGCAGACCAAATTTTAAGTGGTATTGTAACTACACTTGCCAGAGTTGGTTACGGTGTAACTCAATCTCTTACGGGAAAATCTGATACTTCTTCTGGAAGTGTAGTGTCATTAAATAATTCTTTTCTAAAAGGAATCATTACTGAGGTTGGTGCAGGTTCAATTGCGGTTAAGATTTTAAGTCGTGTATCATCCGGAAATACAGAAACTATTGTTGATTACCAACAAGACGGAACTTATTGTTTTACCGAAACTGGAACTGTTGGTATCGTAACATCTGGTAGTGGAACTTCTTTGGGGAGCACATCTTATACCAGTGAAGTTGATTGGTTTAGTCAGCAATACATTACTCTGACTAATTCCAACATTCAGTGGAATAATATAGCACAGTCTCCCGGAACTTCGGCATTTGCAGAACCAAGAGGATCTAGATTTGATGAAGTTCATGTTGTACTTATTGATGATTTAGGAACAATTACTGGTAATGCCGGAACAATTCTTGAGAAGCACTTAGGTCTTTCTAAGGCAACTGATGCAGAGTTTTCTGCCGGAAGTACTTCTTATTGGAGAAAGTATATTGCCGCCGGTTCTGCAACAATCTTTGCTGGCGGTGCTCCTGCCGGTCTTACCACAACAGGATATGATGCAGGTCAGTTTGATTTAACAACCGATAATGGATGGGACCAACCTGCAGAAAATGTTATTTTTGGTGCGGCAGGTTCTAATACCTACACATTATCAGGTGGTCTTAACTACGATGGCGGAACCAATCTTAATACTGCAGGTGCTCTTACTGCAACTCTGGCAGAACTTAAGGATGGATATGATTTATTTGAGAACACAGAAGATATCAAAGTAGATTTCCTATTAATGGGATCTGCTGGTTATGGAAAGGAAACTGCACAAGAACTGGCAAACAAACTCATTTCGGTTGCCGAACTTAGAAAGGATGCAGTTGCCTTTATTACTCCATATAGAGGTGCCGCTCTTGCAGACAATCCAGCAGAAGGAGACATTACTGTTAGATCACCAGAAGATATTACCAGAAATGTAATTAGTTTCTTCTCACCTATAGCATCTTCGTCTTATGCAGTATTTGATTCTGGGTACAAGTATATGTACGATAGATTTGCAAATACTTACAGATATGCCCCTCTAAATGGTGATATCGCTGGTCTATGTGCTCGTAGTGACATTAATTACTTCCCTTGGTATTCCCCAGCAGGAACCGCAAGAGGTGCTATCTTAAATGCCGTCAAACTTGCTTATACGCCAAGTAAGTCTCAGAGAGATCGTCTCTACACTAATAGAATCAATCCAATTATCTTCTCACCGGGAGCAGGTATTATTCTGTTCGGTGATAAGACCGGATTAGGAAGGACATCGGCATTTGATCGTATTAATGTTCGCAGACTCTTCATCTATCTTGAAGATGCTATTTCTCGTGCTGCTAAAGATGTACTGTTTGAGTTTAACGATGAAATTACAAGAACTAATTTTGTAAATACTATTGAACCATTCTTGCGTGATGTTCAGGCAAAGAGAGGTATCTTTGATTATGTCGTAATTGCTGATGAAACCAATAACACAGCAGCAGTTATTGATGCTAATGAGTTTAGAGCAGACATCTACATTAAACCAGCAAGATCGATTAACTTCATCGGTCTTACCTTTATTGCCACCAAGACTGGTGTTGATTTTGAAGAAGTAATCGGCAACTTTTAATTAACAGAGGTTAAAAACTATGGCAACCAGAAATCAATTAAATCCACCTCCTTTAAGGAAGATTACAGACTTCAAGAGTAAGCTGTCTGGTGGTGGTGCTAGAAGTAACCTCTTTGAGGTTGTTCTTTCATTCCCAGATGCTGCTCCTGCGGACACTAATGTTCTGGACAAATCAAGATTTTTAGTCAAAACTGCGGCACTTCCAGGATCCACGGTAACTCCATTAGAAGTTGCCTTTAGAGGAAGAACTCTAAAATTAGCAGGAGACCGCACATTTGAATCTTGGACGATTACCGTTATTAACGATACTGATTTTGCCATTCGTTCGGCATTTGAAAACTGGATGAATGTAATCAACCGAGTTTCTGATAATACCGGAGTCACGGATCCTGCACTATATCAGGCAGACGCATTTGTTTATCAGTTAGATCGTGACGGTTCAACTCTGAGAGCATATCATTTTTATGATTTGTTCCCAACAAATATCAGTCCAATTCAGTTGGCATATGAAACCGATGCTATTCAGGAGTTTACTGTAGAAATGCAAGTTCTCTGGTGGGAAGCAGTCAGAGGTAATTCTCCTGCTGCGGGTGGCGAAGATATCAACTAAATAAACTATAACAGGTAAGCATACTTTATAAGATGGCGAAACTTTTTGGTTTTTCAATTGAGGATAATGAAAAAAAATCCAAATCTATAGTCTCCCCCGTTCCTCCTAATAATGAGGACGGGGTTGATCATTATATCCAATCCGGTTTTTATGGGCAAACTATTGATATTGAAGGTGTTTATAGAACTGAATATGATCTAATCCGTAGATATCGTGAAATGGCACTTCACCCAGAATGTGATGGAGCAATTGAAGATGTCGTTAATGAAGCAATCGTAAGTGATTTATATGATTCTCCCGTAGAAATAGAATTATCAAACTTGAATGCCAGCGATAAACTTAAAAAGGTTATAAGAGAAGAATTTAAGCACATCAAAGAAATTATGGACTTCGATAAGAAGTCTCACGAAATTTTTAAAAACTGGTATGTTGACGGAAGACTATTTTATCTCAAAATTATTGATGTAAAGAAACCTGAAGATGGAATTCAGGAATTGAGATATATTGATCCCATGAAGATGAAGCATGTTCGTCAAGAAAAAAAGACCAACAATAATTCTGGACCAAATTTATCCGCACTCACCAATTTTAATGTAAATCAGGTTACATATCCAGAAATTGAAGAATATTTTATCTATACTCCAACCACAAGTTATCCGTCAGGCACTTTTAGTTCATCAGCAAAGAATTCGGTAAAGATAGCAAAAGATTCTGTTACTTACTGCACTTCTGGACTAGTAGATAGAAATAAAGGCACGGTACTGTCATATCTTCACAAATCAATTAAGGCACTCAATCAACTCAGAATGATTGAAGATTCTCTTGTGATTTACAGATTATCCAGAGCACCAGAGCGTCGTATTTTTTATATTGATGTTGGCAATCTTCCTAAGGTAAAAGCAGAGCAATATCTCAAGGAGGTGATGAGTCGCTATCGTAACAAATTAGTTTATGATGCACAGACTGGTGAAGTTCGTGATGATCGCAAGTATATGAGTATGCTTGAGGATTTCTGGCTTCCAAGAAGAGAAGGCGGTAGAGGTACTGAAATCACAACTCTACCCGGTGGTCAAAATCTTGGCGAACTTTCAGATATTGAATATTTCCAGAAAAAACTTTATAGGGCACTTGGAGTTCCAGAATCCAGAATTGCTGGTGGTGGTGATGGATTCAATCTGGGGCGTTCATCAGAAATTCTAAGAGACGAACTTAAGTTTTCTAAGTTTGTCGGACGCCTAAGAAAGCGTTTTGCAAATATGTTTAATGATATGCTTCGCACTCAACTACTTCTTAAGAATGTCGTAACTCCGGAAGATTGGGAGATTATGAGCGATCATATTCAGTATGATTTCTTATATGACAATCATTTTGCCGAACTTAAGGAGGCAGAACTACTTACAAATAGATTGTCACTTGTTACTTCTATGGAGGCATATATTGGAAAGTATTTCTCCACTGAATATGTTCGTAAAAAGATTCTTCGTCAAACTGATTCTGAAATTATCGAAATTGATGCTCAGATTGATGATGAAATTGAGAAAGGTATTCTCCCAGACCCTAATGCTCCAGTAGATGAGATGGGGAATCCAATTCCAGAAGGTGGTGAAGTTCCACCAGCAGAAGGAGTTCCAGAAGAAGTTCCACAAGAAGCGGTTGCTCCGGAACCTCCCCCAGAGCCTAAAGGTGGCAAGATATAAATAATCTTATAATAAT